CCGTATTTAATATATTTTTAGATCGTAGATCTAGTTCGGCATTAAGTTGGGCTTGCCCTTGGATGTCACGGAAAGATCGACATTTTGGTGACGAATATTCGACACTAAACACCAAAGGTGAAAGAGGGATTTGTGATAGCACCAAAGGTGAAAGAGGGATCGGTGAAAGGGGTTATTGTGAGACACTGAAAGTGTAGGGTAGAAAGTGGACTTATGCACCGCCCCGTTGTCCTTTGGGACAAGCTGTAAAACTGCCTAAAAATTAAGCACATTTTGTACTTGTACTGATATGCTATCAGTTCAGGTTAGATTGTAACCCATTGTTTCTGTTACACATTAGTGTAATGCCTTGGCTATCCTTACGCTATGATGTCATGACTCGTGATTGCACACGCATGTTCGCACGGCTCTGGGGGCGGGCGAGTGCCATGCGGGGGTATAGCGTTATATGTATATGGCTTCATACACAGATCAGGTATTTAGATAGGTTAGTACACACTAACAACCCTACACATTAACCCCCACACATGCAACCCCACACGTTAATCCCCTCACCGGTACTGCTGTAGTTAAGATATTAGGCTATGGTGTATAATCGATTCTGAAGGGCATAGGAAGCTCTTAGAGGCATTTAAATGTGAAGTTGGTATCTAGGTATCACTTTCAGTGAAAACAGCATAGCGTGGGTTTAAACGTGTCTTACCTTTGAATAGTACTTAAAGTGAAAATAATACTTGACAAAAGTATCAAAGTACGGTTAAACTACGTCTAACAGACACTCACTTAAAGTGATAACATTTAAATGTAATAGTTAAAGTATTAAAAACATATAAGTATAAATACACTTAAACTATAAAACACTTATAACTATAAAAACACTTATAACCTATCACTTAAAGTGATACAGTTAAATGTATCGTATTGTATACATTAACCTTAGTTTATGTAACATATACGTATCATTAGGTTTAGTTTGTGTAACACTTATGTATCATTACGGTACGTAGTGTCAATACATAGTTATAACTACCGACAGTTTGTAACATTACCTTTGAATGACACTTAACTGTAACACTTAAAGTGACCTACTAAGATACAGTTACGTACCAGAGAAGTCTAGCTTCCTAACCCTGTATTTAAAAATAAAAACAAACACAAGGGTTGACAATGTCAGAAAATACTGTAAAACTGTATACATTAAGAAAATCACGTAAGAAGAAAGTCCATCTACGTGATGATTACGTACTGGAAGATTTCTATACCGCTGTCAGGAACAATAGACTAGACTCTATACATGTACCCCACAGTGACGTATTCTTTGTTAAGGCTGCTCTTGAAAATAGAACGGGGAAGAAGTTTAAACTAAAGGATGTAGAGGCAGCAATGCGGCTGGAGGGTTGGAATGAGTCCAGAGTCTTAAAACCACAACGGTATAAGTTTACATGATTAAAAAAGGTAAGGAAGAGTTCAGTGGCTATAACAAGCCTAAGAGAACTCCTAGCCACCCAACCAAGTCACATGCTGTACTAGCTAAGGAAGGTAGTACAGAAAAGTTAATACGCTTTGGACAACAGGGCGTATCAGGTGCTGGTTCATCTCCCAAGACACCAGCAGAGAAGGCAAGACAAAAGTCTTTTAAAGCAAGACACGCTAAGAATATTTCAAAGGGTAAACTTTCTGCTGCGTATTGGGCTGATAAAGTAAAATGGTAAAAGAGGGTTAATATGGCACTTGCTTCTCAAATAGCTAAAAAGCTAACCAAGGCTACTGAACCTACTGGTGAAGAAGACCTTAAGACTTTAAAGTCATTAGCTAGAAAAGTTAATGCAGCTAGAAAAGCTGAAAGACGTGCTGAGGATTTATCCGAGAATAGCCCAGAAAAATTAAGACTAAAAAGGGCAGAAGAGCGTTATGATGCTTTTGTTCAAGAGAGCAAGCCAAGGAGTGATAAAAGGTTTAAAGATGTCATGAAATGGTCTGATGATGAATTTGAGAGGTTTCAGAAGGGTGAAGATGTACCTCCAAACTTTTCAAAGGGTGGTATGGTAAAAAAGAAAGTATCTAAGACTCACCAACTTAATAAATTTTACGGTAAATAAGAAAGGCACGTAATATGGCAATCGCACGTTTTCTAACCAAGCAATTGGAAAAGATGGACAAGTCAGCAAAGAAGATGGCTGGTTCCCCCGGCTATGATGATGACACAATGGCTGCTCAGAAAGAGTACGCTAAAGAGCAAAAGATTGAGAAGAGCAAGAAGCTCAGCAAAGAAGAAGAGGCTGCTGCTGACCGTGAAGCATATAACTCTGCCATGGGTATCAAGGGTGGAACTAAGAAGGGTCCCTTAACCGAGAAAGAGAAAAAGCAGTTGCAAGACGAGTTGAATATGCGTAAGGGTGGTATGGCTAAGAAGAAGAAACCTATGGCATACAACAAAGGTGGTATGGCTAACTGTGGTGCCTCCATGAAACCAGCACAGAAAGCGAAGAAGTAATATGCCAAGCACAAATCCTAATATCTTTAAACGTGCCTATGAGAATGTAATGGGTACCCCTGAGCAGAATAAGAAAGCCAAGGAAGAGAACGATAGATACAAAGCTTCTAAGGCTAAAGAGAAAGAAGCAGAGGAGAAGAAGATGGCTAAGGGTGGAGATGTTAAGAAGGGATTCAAACCCTGTAGCGAATGCAAGTCACCTGCCAAGTGCAAAGCTGCTGGCAAGTGTTTAGCTAAAAAGATGGCAGCTGGTGGTAAGGTTACTAAGTCTGGTTCTAAAGCTGCTAAAGCAGGTAAGGCTCCTTTCCTAGCCGTTATGATTGGTATCCCTAAAGCAAAGAAGAAGTAAGCTATGGCAGCCCAAGACCAGTTAGAGATTCAATCTTTAAGTAAAGAATTAACTGCTCTTAAACTAGCATCACAGGGTAGGTCTACTCCAGATGCCAGAATTACTAAACGGATTGCTGCCTTAGAGGACTTGATAGGGCGTAAGAAGACAGCAACATTAAGTACTCCAAATGCAACATACAAGAAGGGTGGCATGGTTAAAAAGCAACAGGCTAAAGTAAAGAAGGTTCTTGGAGAGTTTAAAGAGGGTAAGCTACACTCAGGCAAGAATGGTAAGGTAGTTAAAGATAAAGGTCAGGCAATTGCTATTGCTTTATCCGTTGCTAGGAAAAAGAAATGACAATGGCAATTCTGCCTAAGCTGCGAAGCATAGGTAAAAATTTAACATCTGGCACATCAAATATTTTATACACATGTCCAGCAAATCATACTGCAAAAGCGGTATTGTTACTTGTGTCGAATGGTACATCAGGGAATAAAACAATAACCATTCAGTGGCATGACATTACTACGGGTGAATCCTACTCAATTACAAGTGGATATATATTGTCGGGTAATGGATTTTTAGTATTTGATCAGAGTTATTTGGTGTTAAATGCAGGTGACTTCATTACTGCAACCCCAGAGGCAGGTTCAACAATGTCTTCTATTTTTACAGTAGACGAGTTCTTTGACCCCAGTAATAAATAAACTATGGCTACTAAAACTAAATCTAAAGTAAATGCTGCTGGTAACTATACCAAGCCTGAGCTACGTAAGAAGATAGTCTCACAGGTAAAAGCTGCAGCGACACACGGTACTGCTGCAGGTCAGTGGTCAGCAAGAAAAGCACAGCTAGTGGCAAAGAAGTATAAAGCTGCCGGTGGAGGATATAAGTGAGTGCTCTTAAAAAACCGCAGCTATCTCTTAAGTCGTGGGGCAAACAAAAGTGGCGTACCAAAAGTGGAAAACCAAGCTCCAAGACAGGGGAAAGATATTTACCAGAGGCTGCTATTAAAGCTCTTACTCCTGCGGAATATGAAGCAACGACAAGAGCTAAACGAGTGGGCACAGCAAAAGGTAGACAGTTTGTTGCACAGCCGAAAGCTGTTGCTAAAAAAGTAAAACCATTTAGGAAAACATAATGAGTAGAGAACTTACTGAAAAGCAAGTTAAGTTTCTAGAAGTCCTGTTTGAACAAGCAGGTGGTGATATTCTACGTGCAAAAGAATTGGCTGGGTACTCTGATAATAGTCCGACAACCGACATCATTAAGGGACTGAAAGAAGAGATCATGGAACGTACCCAACTTTATATGGCACGTAATGCTCCTCGTGCAGCTATGTCACTTGTCAGTGGTATGGTTGACCCGACAGAACTAGGATTACGTGATAAACTAAGTGCTGCTAAGGATCTATTGGATCGTGTTGGTTTAGTCAAGACGGAGAAAGTACAAGTCGAAACTACCAATGGTTTGATGATTCTTCCACCCAAGGAAAAAGATACAGAGGAGTAAGTAAATGGCTATCCGTACTACAGTAGGTAGATGGATATTGCCACAGCCGAAAGAAGCAGCAGAGAAGGGGGAGTATGTACCGATCCCTCGTTTGAATAGAAGACAAATACCGTTTGGGTATAAAGTATCGGATCATGATGAATTTTTATTAGATCCGATTCCTGTAGAGCTAGAAGCATTAGAGAAAGCTAAGGAGTACTTAAATCGATATTCGTCTAGGCATGTAGCGGCTTGGCTTACTAAGGTAACTGGCAGATATATATCCCACGTAGGATTACTGAAACGAGTAAAAGATGAGCAGTACAACAAGACAAAAGCTTCTACTCTCCGAAGCTGGGCTGCAAGACTCAGACACGCCATTGAAGAAGCAGAGAAATACGAAAACAGGCTCGGTAAAAAAG